TCGGTTGTTCTCTGTCGGAGAGTAAGCGACAGCTTCATAGTCGTACTCAAGAGGTTCTTCACCTCGGGCAGAGAGAATCTCCCGTGACATCATTGAGACGCGGGTCACGTTGAGAGTTTCTGGACTATCGAGCAAACGAATCGGTAGGACGGTATCGTCCGCTAAGAATTCTTCATAGAGCCCGATTGCTCCCTTTGCCATTGCAGCGATCAGGTCGTAGACTTCTTTTTGCCGACGGCCGTTGCGAGTCCTTGTCGCAGTATCTGCCAACGCGACCTCGGTTGCCACGTCAGATACACCGACAACTCCCCGAGAATATTGCGGGATGCCCAAGATAAATTCAATGACTTGGATGCAACGGTCTCGGGCTTCGAGAAATTCTGGGGAGAGGCTTGGGGT